GAAGACTTACGATTGAGGGCAGTTGAAGAAGCTAAAAGAAACGATGAGATACCCTCACCTAAAGGGAAAGTAGTTGACAGACATGACAATGTTGTGGTACTCTCTTTTGAAGCAGACACAGATGGCAACGCATAATGAGACACATGGAGTATATGAAAATGAAACAAGATGAAGACATGGTTAATCATCCTAGTCATTATAACGAATCAGGTATTGAGTGCATTGATGCGTTACAGGCTATGTTAGGTAATGGCTTTGAGGATTATTTACAGGGTAATATAGCTAAGTATCTATGGAGATACAAGTATAAGAATGGTACTGAGGACTTACGGAAAGCACAATGGTACTTGAATAAGCTTATAGAGGTGTCTAATGAGAGTTAAAATTATGGCAACCTTGCAGGTAGACCCTGAAGAATACCCTGTACCATCTGACGGAGATGTCACAGAAGACTTTGAAGATTATATGCGTGAACTGTTTCACGATTTAGAGGGTGTTAAGATTTCCCATATTAAGATACTAATGGAGTAAGATATGATAAGCAACTATTTACCAACGGATTACCAAAACTTCATAGCACTCTCTCGCTATGCAAGATGGAAAGAAGAAGAACAACGCAGAGAGAATTGGGGAGAGACCATTGATAGGTACTTTGACTATATGGAAGGTCATCTAAAAACTAATCATGGTTACAGTCTAACTAAAGCACTGAAGGAAAAACTTTCTACACAGATAATGAATTTAGGTGTTATGCCTAGTATGAGAGCCTTGATGACATCAGGACCTGCCCTAGACAGGTGTCACGTTGGTGGTTATAACTGTAGTTATATACCTGTTGATAGTCCACGAGCCTTTGACGAATGTATGTATGTATTAATGTGTGGCACAGGTGTAGGCTTCTCAGTTGAGAGAGAAGTTGTAGACAAGTTACCTATAGTGAATGAACATTTTGATGATAGTAGTACGATTATTAAAGTAGGTGATAGCAGACCCGGATGGTCAAAAGGATTAAGAGAACTAATTGCTATGTTATATGCAGGACAAATTCCTACATGGGATATGTCAGAGGTTAGACCAGCAGGTGCAAGACTTAAAACATTTGGTGGTAGAGCATCAGGACCTGCTCCTTTAGTTGAGTTGTTTCAGTTCTGCATTGAGAAGTTTAAGGGAGCTAAAGGTAGAAGACTATTCCCTATTGAGTGCCACGACATCATGTGTAAGATTGGTGAAGTTGTAGTTGTAGGTGGTGTCAGACGTTCTGCCCTCATCTCTTTGTCTAACTTAGGTGATGACCAAATGCGACATGCCAAGTCAGGTCAATGGTGGGAGAATGAAGGACAACGAGCCTTAGCAAATAACTCTGTAGCATTTAAGGGTAAGCCTGAGATGGGTACATTTATGAGAGAATGGACTGCACTATACGAGTCTAAGTCAGGTGAACGTGGTATCTTTAACAGACAAGCTGCAAAAGTCAAGGCATTAGAAAATGGTAGACGAGATGCTGACCATTACTTTGGATGCAATCCTTGTAGTGAGATAATCTTGAGACCATATCAGTTCTGTAATCTTACTGAAGTAGTAGCTCGTGAATCAGATACGTATGAAACACTAAAAGAAAAGGTTAGAATGGCTACAATACTAGGCACATTCCAATCAACCCTCACAAACTTCAAGTATTTACGTAAGATATGGAAGGATAATACAGAAGAAGAGAGACTATTAGGAGTTTCCCTAACAGGTATACTTGATTGTCCTGCATTAAATCACAATTACTTTGAGTTAGAAGATGTGTTACGTGACTTAAAAGAAGTAGCAATTGAAACTAACAAGAAAGTTGCTAAAGAATTAGGCATACCTCAGTCCACTGCTATAACTTGTATCAAACCTAGTGGTACAGTTAGTCAATTAGTTGACAGTGCATCAGGTATTCATGCTAGACACTCTGACTATTACATCAGAACTGTTCGTGGTGATAACAAAGACCCATTGACACAGTTTATGACTGAGAGTGGTATACCTTCTGAGCCTGATGTGATGAAGCCTGATAGCACAACTGTCTTTAGTTTCCCAATGAAAGCACCATCAGGTGCAATCACAAGGACAGCTATGTCAGCTATAGAGCAGTTAAACTTTTGGCTAGTCTATCAAAGGCATTGGTGTGAACACAAACCATCTGTTACTATTTCTGTTAAGGAACATGAATGGATGGATGTTGGAGCATGGGTGTTCACTAACTTTGATGAGGTATCAGGTATATCATTCTTACCATTTAGTGAGCATACATATCAGCAAGCACCTTACCAAGACATAGACAAGAATAAATATGAAAGCTTAATGAAGACTATGCCTAGGTCAATTGATTGGTCTAAGTTACAGGACTTTGAAAAGGAAGATACTACTAGTGGTGGAAGGGAGTTAGCTTGTACAGCAGATGCATGTGAAATAGTTGACATCACTTCTAATTAATGGTAGAATCACCTGAAATGTTATGGTGGCAGTGGTGGTTAATCTCTGCTATCACCATTAACACTTGCATCAATACTATAGTGTTCTTTAAAGGTAGAAAGTTACACATAAAAGAGATGCTACACATAAAGCCTAAGAGGGAGAAACTTAAATGAGAGACTTGATAATAAACGCACTAAAGACTAAACTAGTAGGGCAGATGAATGGTCACATAGCTAATATAGAAGTCATGCTTACTAATCCTGTAGGTGTGGGAGATCATCCTACTATAGTTGATACCATAGAGAAAGAACTAGGAGCATTAGAACATGCTAATGGAAAGTTAAACGTGTTAGTTAAATATTTAGAGAGGACAGTAAACAATGCAGAAGAGACAAAGAAATCCAAATCTAAGTAAATATGATGCACCCTTGAAGATACAATTTACTAAGGGCATTACAGATTGTAAAAGGGGTAAGATAAATAATCCTTATCACCCTAATACAATGCAAGCAAGAGAGTGGCTTAGGGGTTTTAACACCTCATATTTTCAGATACTAGAGAGGGTTAAAAGTGGTGAATTTAGAAGAAGAAGCGAGAGAGTACATGCAAAATAAAGTAAAGAATGAAGAGCTACTAATAGTAGAAGTGATGACTGCTGAGTTGTATCAATACCAAGCAACTCAAACAGCTATCTTCCCAAAAGAAAAAGCCTTAGAGTATTTAGCTCTAGGCTTGACAAGTGAAGCAGGTGAGGTAGCAGGTAAAGTTAAGAAACTTATACGTGATGGAGAAGATGTAGAAGGTTTTGAGATGCAGAAGATTGCTATAGCATCTGAGGTAGGCGATGTACTTTGGTACTGTGCTATGATGGCAAAGGAAGTGGGAGTTCCATTGAATACTATTATGAAAGAGAACCTAGAGAAACTGCATAGTAGGAAAGAACGTGGTAAACTGTCAGGGTCAGGTGATAATCGTTAGGCACGTGCCATTAACCCACCACGTTTAAGTTTGTAACGAACTTCTCCTATTAACTTAGTACCATCAGATGCATCAAGTGGTTTTGGTGCATCTACTCTTTTCCAATAAGTAACACCATTAGCAAATACTCTATTGCCTATAACAGTAGCTGTGTCTGCACTTTTAACTGCCTGTCCTGTTGCTACGTCTATATACAAATGTCCTTCAGCAGGATTAAATGATATTTCAGTATCATATCCTTCTTTTAATAAATTGCGATTAGATACATAAGTACCATCAACAGAAGCCATGTTAAATTTACCACTAGCTTCTGGAACAGCTAAACCTTTAGACTTAGAAGCAATCCTCTGTCTGTGCTTTTGATTAACATTAAATGTTACATTTTCTACTGTAGCATATGGCTGATAGGACAATGCTTTTCCATTATAGTTATTTGTGTGTATAGTTTGCAACACACCTTTCTCTCCATCAATAGTCCTAGAATTTAAATTCTTTCTAATGCCTACCTTTGTACCATCTTTTACCCCAACACCTATTAGTTTGTTAGCATCTGAACTACCTGCTGTCTTAATGTTTTTTAGTTTACTGTCAAACAATTTAATTGTTTCACTTGTATAATTAGATTTTAAATTGCCATCTAATGCATATTTACTTGAACCTATATCCAATGGTGATACTTCTTTAGTAGAGTCTAGTATGTTTACTTTAGGTGTATTTGATTTTGGCATTACTTTATTTAGTAACTCATCTTTTCTTTGGTCTCTGTGCAGTATCATATCAAAATTAAGCCTTTGTGTTGTGCCATTTTTATCTTTTACTACTAACATTGGTCTATATACGTATTGGTCGGATACTCCTCTATTAACTGAAAACTCAGGATGGTTACCATCAAAGAAAGTTAACTCTTCTGGTATATCTCTCTTTACTATTTTAGGATTATCTGGTGCCTTAAAATATTCTACCATCTTCTTGTGTCTATCTATACTTGCCTGTAATTGATTTTTTCTAACTGGACTTACACTATATCCTACAACTGTATATTCTGTTTTTACTCCACTAGGTGGCTCTGATATATATTTACTTCCTATAGGGTAATCATCAAAGTATCCAGTCTTTTTAATATTTTTTGCAACACCATCAAATTTTTTTGCCATTGCATTTATGTCAAAGTCCATTTTTCCTTTAGCTGATGCATATGTTAAATCAAAATTCTTTTCAAAATCAAATCCCTGTATCTTCTTTTCTGCATCAGTCATCTTTCTAGCAGGAGATGGCTCACGTTTAGCAGTCATAGCTAATACTTCTTTAAAGTTATTACCTTTAAATGCATCACTTTCAGCTAATATAACTTTAGCTGCTTCATCTGTTTTACCACTCTTTATTAGTTGATTAATACCTTGACGTAATTTCATAGGACCTGATGTTGCACCACCAACACCTGCTGTCTCAAAGAAAGCCAACATATCTCTTTTTAAACGATCATCTTTTTGTCCTGTAACAAAGTTCTTTGCTTCATTTATAGCTGTAGCACTACCTTTGACACCTGATTCTATTGTACGCAATCCCAAGTCAAGGGCATCAACTGCTCCACCTACAACAGTACGATTGAAATCACCAAAGTATTTGTCATCAAACACAGATGGCAGTGATTCAAATAAAGACTTAGATAAATTTTTATCTTCAAAAGGTTCTGAAAAAGCATCTACTACTTTACTACCTGAATGGTACGCATCTAAATCTTCTAATGTTTTATCATCCATTATTTATACTTAGCCTTTTTACCTAATCCCTTACCATACTCTGTATACTTAACAAAAACATTCTCTCTATTATTCCAAGACTTATCAGTAAGAGGTCCTTTAACAATAAAATAATCCCTATCCATGTAAATATTTTTAGGTTCAATCTTATTTTTATTTAGGTCGTATACAAAATCATTTGTTTGTCTATAGCTCTCATTAGCAAGTGTAGTTTTTTGACCTG